CGGAAACAATGGGGTAAGAGATGTAATGCAGCCGACCCAGTTTGATATCGGGATTGATTGCTACGGACCGCTTGCGAGCGACTGGGCAAAGATTCTGGTGACGATGTTTAACGATGGCTACGCGGTTGAAAAGATGGGCGGGCAAGTCGTTCCGTTATATGCGGACGATGCCATGAATATGCCCCTTGTCAATGGCGAGCAAGAATATGAACAACGTTGGCGCTTTACCGCATGCATGCAGTACAACCCAGTAGTAACCGTAGCGCAGCAGTTCGCTGACGAGCTTGTTTTAGAGCTTGTAAATGTGGATGTTGAATTTCCCCCTTCACCATAGAGGTTTTAAATGGCTATCCCAGCATCTAAACTTGCTGCTGTCTTTCCCGGCGTGCTTACGTCGGGTGGCGCGGCAATCGCGCTGTCCGGTCTACTGCTGACCAACAGCACTGCGGTTCCAATCGGCACCGTGCAATCGTTCGCTACTCCTGACGCCGTGGCCGCGTTCTTCGGCGCTTCGTCCGATGAATACAGCATGGCCGCTGTCTACTTCGATGGCTTCGATAACTCGACCGCGAAACCGGGCGCGCTGCTGTTCTCGCAGTATGCATCCGCGCCTGTGGCCGGCTACATGCGCTCCGGTTCGTTCGCTGGTGTGCCGCTCGCAACCCTGCAAGCGACTACCCCCGGCATCCTGACGATGACGGTTGACGGCGTGGTGAAAACCTCGACATCGATCACCCTGACCGGCGCGACCAGCTACAGCAACGCGGCAACGCTCATCGCTGCGGCCTTCACTGGCCCTAGCGCGCCTGTGGTCGCCTACGACTCGCAGCGCAATGCCTTCACCTTCACTTCGCCAACTACTGGCGCGACGAGTGCCGTAAGCTTCGGTTCCGGCGCTATCTCTGCCGCTCTGCGCACCACGCAAGCGACTGCCGCTGTAACGTCGGCCGGCTCAATCGCCATGACGCCAGCCGCCGCGATGCTGGGCGTGACCGCCAAGGCCCTCAACTGGGCATCGTTCAGCACCGTGTTTGAGCCGAACGTCACCGACAAGCTTGCGTTCGCAACGTGGAACAGCCAACAAGGCAACCGCTTTGCCTACGTCCCATGGGATACCGATGTCAACGCCGTCGTTCAGGGCAACACGACCGCATTCGGCCCACAGGCCAAGGCGCTCAACCTTAGTGGCATCTATGCGGTGACCGGCGATCCAACTACCGCCGCCGCACTGGGCATCACCATGACCGCGATGGTTCGCCCGCTTGCAGCCTTCGCAATGGGCGTTGCTGCCTCGCTGGACTTCACCGCTACCAACGGTCGCCAAACGTTCGCTTTTCGCGCTCAAGGCGGTTTGGTTGCAAGCGTGCAGGATGCGACTGTGGGCGACAACCTGATTGCCAACGGCTACAACTTCTACGGCGCGTATGCTACCGCCTCGCAGACGTTCATGTTCATGCAGCCGGGCCAGATCGGCGGCGCGTTCAAGTGGGCCGACAGCTACTACAACCAAATCTGGATGAATGCTGCCTTCCAAACCGCGCTCATGCAGTTGATGGCGGGTAGCGGCTCGATTCCGTACAACAACTTCGGTTACAGCTCGATTGAATCGGCGCTCGCCTCCCCTATCGCTGCGGCCGTCAACTTCGGCGCGATCCGCGAGGGCGTCACGCTGGCATCCGATCAGGCCATCGCCGTGAATGCAGCTACCGGCAAAATCGTTGCTCCGTCGATCAGCACTCGCGGCTGGTATTTGAACATCACCGATCCCGGCGCATCCGTCCGCGTAACTCGCGGTTCCCCGAACATGACGTTCTATTATGCGGATGGCGGCTCCATCCAAAAAATGGAACTCGGCTCGATCAACATTCAATAAGGAGCGCGCACCATGGCAAAAACTCTTACCACCGCCAATAGCGCCTTCACGCTTGCGGCTCGTGGCATTTTCCCGGTTCCGTTCCGGCTTGAAGGCTACGCTACGGACGATTCGTTCGCGGTTGATGATGTCACCCCTGGCGAAATCCAGATGGGCGTAGACGGCTTCCTGTCGGCTGGTTACATTCCTTACGTGACGCAAATCACGTTCATGTTCCAAGCGACCAGCCCAAGCATCGCCTATCTGGACAGCATCATTGCCCAGCAAAAGGCTCAGCGCGAAATGGTGATCTTTGACGGCACCGGATTCCTTCAAGGCACCGAACAAAAATACGCCATGACTAACGGCTATCTGATTTCGTTCACGCCGGCCAACACCGGTAAGAAGGTTCTCCAGCCGCGCAAGTTTACTTTCGCGTTCCAGAACTTCGACCCGGCACCGATCTAATATGGCCCGCACCGTACAAACTTTCGTGGTCGAGAAATCGAACCGCGACCAAGGGAAAACGTTCATCATCACAGAGATGTCAGCCCGCGCCGCCCATAAGTGGGCGACCAAGGCAATCTTTGCGGTGATGAACGGGGGTGTGGAGATTCCTGACGATGTAGCCGCTATGGGCATGGCAGGGATCGCAGTTCTCGGCCTGGGGGCATTGACGAACATTCCATATGCTGTTGCTGAACCGCTGCTTAACGAGCTGCTGGAGTGTGTGCAGATCAAGCAGGAACTGGCAACACGTGCGCTGTGGATGGACGACGATTTCGAAGAGGCTACCACTATCTTTGATTTACAACGGCTAGTTCTGACCATGCATATCGAACCTTTTATTTCCGGCGGCAACCGGAATTCGGTATCGCCGCCGACGACCCCCGCAGCGGCCGGCTAATCCCGTACGCTAACGTGCCGCAGATGATCGGGGCGGTTGTATCCCGCCGCCTCGCTACGTTGCATGAGCTTGATACGGTATATGGAACTCAGGACGTTTATGACCTGATGGAAATTGCAGCCGTAGACGATTACAACCAAAAAGAGTTTAACAAGGAGCGCTAATGGGTACGCAAGTCATAGAGCGGCTTCTTGTCACGCTTGGCCTTGATTCTACGAACTTCATCGCTGGTATCCGTGGCGCTACCAGCGAACAAGGTCGATTAACTGTTGCGCAGCGCCGCGCATCGGAAGAGGAAAAGAAGCGCCTTCAGCAGCAAGAAGCGCAGACCAAGCGCGTCACCGATAACTATCGCAAGATGCGCAACGAAGTGCTTGCGCTCGCGGCTGTATTCACGGCTGGTGTCGGCATCAAAAACTTCATCAGCGATACGATCAACGGCGCTGTCAATCTCGGCTATCTCGCACAGAACCTTGGTACGTCAACTGAGCGCATTAAGGCGTTCCAATTGGCATCAGAGCGCGCAGGCGGAAGCCAAGAGGGGCTAACCGAGCAGCTTAAAGAATCCGTTGATGCCATTGCCGAACTGAATACGGGCGGCGGTCCCAATGCGGGCATGCAAGCGTTCTTCCGTTGGGGTGGCTCGTCCAAAGACCTCAAGGACGGCAATAGCTACCTGATGGCTCGCTCCAAGATCATCAAAGACATGTTCGATGTTGATCCAGGCCGCGCCGCGCTCATCGCTAAGCAGATGGGCATCAGCGAGGATCAATTCAACTTCATCAAGCAAGGGCCGGATGCAATTGAGGCCCTGATTAAAGCCCAAGAGAAGAATGCCGCCGTAAGCGCCAAGAATGCCGCCGAAGCGCTGAAGCTTCGCAATCAGTTGCTTGACCTTCGGGATAGTCTGCAAGCAACGGCAACGCGGGTTATCCTGCAACTTGCCCCAGCATTTGAGCGCCTATTTGCGCGCCTTGAGCTTGGAGCGCAATGGATCGCGGCGCACAAAGATGATATTGCGCAGTGGGTCGATTCAAGCGTGACCGCAGTAAAAGATTTCGTCAAGTGGGCGGATAGCGCTGCTGAATCCGTGGGTGGATGGAAAAACGTAATCGTCGGCTTGCTTGGCTTGAAGGTGGCGAGCTTCGCTCTATCGCTTGTTTCAATGGCTTCTACGGTCGCTATTGCATTTGGCCCTGCCACTGCTGCCCTTGCTGCATTTGTCGCTGCTTATGCGGCTGTGCGTGCGCTCAACGTGAAAACAGGCGGCAAGATCGATAAGGCCGTTGGCGAAGTTCTGGAATACTTCGGGGACAAGGGCGCTACCCATGAGGCAGCAAAGCTTACGGCTCCACGCAAGGACGCCAAAGCCTCGCCGCGACTAGCTGTAGTATCACCTGACGCTAAGGATGCGCAGGCTAGGTTAAGCGGTCTGGAGGCGCAATATGGGCTTCCCAAAGGGCTTATGGATAGCATCTGGTCTACGGAATCTGCGCGAGGCAAAAACATGATGTCTTCCGCTGGCGCTGAAGGCCACTTCCAGTTCATGCCAAATACCGCCAAGGAATACGGCCTCAAGAATCCATACGATTTTAACGAGTCGTCGGATGCTGCTGCCCGTAAGATGCGCGCTC